TTACTTGTGTCGAGTAGTTTTTCAATTTTATTCTCTATGTCTGTAATCTCTTTTTCGATACGATCAATATCTTGCTCACTGTCAGAGATCTCTGTTCTGTGTGCTTCGATTGCATCGTCAGATCTGGACTGGATGTCTTTGATTAGTCTTTCTTGCGTTTCAATTTTTGTCCGAACAATGTCCACTTTGTAATCGATATCTTTGATACTATCTTTGGACTGAGATAGTCTAGCCTTGATGATGGTGTTCATCGCAGAAAAGATGTCGATGTCCAGAAGTGTCTCTACGACCGCACGACGATCAGACGTAGATAGTCTCATGAACGGAATATAGTTTGATGACCCGAGAACAATCACCTGACAAAACGACCTATAAGACATCTTGAGGATCTGCTCTTCTAGCATCGACTGATAGTCTTTGGAGTTTGAGTTCTGATCGATTAGTTTTTGGTTTTTGTGAATCTCAAATACCTTAGGCTTCTGTCCACGCCGAACTAAGTATTCGTTATCTCCGATCTCAAACTCAATCTCAACGATGCAATCTTTATCGTTTACGCTGTTGATAAGTTGAGGTATATTGATACCACGAAATGACCTACCGAACAGACAGTAAGTCAACGCATCAAGCACTGTGGATTTACCTGCACCGTTTTCACCAGCGATGAGTGTCGTGGATCTCTTCGTGATGTCAATCGAAGTGAAGTAATTACCTGTGCTAAGGAAGTTCTTCCACCTAATTGATTTGAATGTAATCATACTGCTGCTAGAAACCCTTCCGGTGACCACCACTCGGGTACGTCTCTATTTGTCCACTTTGCGAAATATGCTTTCTCTCCGTGGTAGTAATTCTGATACGCTTGAACGGCACTTTCTGTTTTATACTGCTCAGGCATCGCTTGTGCAAAAGGAGTAAGATCACCGATAGAAATGTTGGTTGGGAAAACATCCTCCAATAGTCTGAGTAGTTTTTCTGATTTGTGGATCTTACCATATCGATGAGTATACTCCTCACAAAGTGCAACTCCATGACGACTCAACCAATCATAATTCAGATGTGTTTTCATACACCACTGTGTACAAGGATGTCCTACGAACGAAGCCTTCCACATAACATTTTCTCTACCATCATCCAGTCTCCACCTTTTGATTTTTCTTGGACGATCACCCTTGGACATGTCATAATATTCCACACCGTCAAGCACCCTATGTGCGGTGGAAAGCATCTGACCTGTTTCCAAAATCATTTTTACGACATGCTTATCGCAGGACTGTTGTGCTGCAACAACCGGATCTTTATCTAATACAAAAATGTTCATTGTGTAATAGCCTCCATGTATATGTCTCTGAATATCTTTTTCAGTTCCATTGGATTATCCACTTCTTCGGAGAGAGAATCAATCTCTTCATAAATTATATCAAGAGTGCCTTTTGCAAGGTCCACTCTTTCTTCGTCATCGACATCATCCTGAACATCCTCCACAACTTGGACATTTACAGGTTGTACAGAGTACAGTTTATCAAGAACCTTGTCAAATGTAAATGGATATTGTTTACTGGCTACATAGATTTTTACAAACTTGTCTTTGAACTCCGAGTAATCGGCATTCATATATTTCATAGCATCAATCGCCTCATCGTCGTAGACGAGCGAGTGAAAGAGCCTTCTGGGATTTTCTATAAACTCTAGATCTGTTGTTTCGGTGTCGAATACATGAAAGCCTTTCTTTTCTTTCAGATCAGAAAAGGTCAGTTGATACTGAGTGCCTAAGTAGTGGACATTACCTTTAGTGTGCTTCGTGTGAAAGTGACCCGACAAAACCATCGCATACTTAGCAAACAGAGACGGATCCATACCGTCTTGAAACTGGACACCCCTCATGACTTGGAAGCCGTTGAGTTCTAGGTGACCGCACAAGTAGTTTGCAGATGTATTCTTGATAAATTCAACGCTCTCATCATAGTTTTCTTTGTTGATCCAAGGAAGAAAGGCAAAAGGGATATCATCAATCTTTGTGATTGTAGGCTTTTCGTATACCTCGAATGATTGAGTGGGTGAAAATACCTCACGAAGAGAGTTTACTTTATTTGTGTTTCTAAAGTAAGTGTCGTGATTCCCAAGAATACAGTGAATCTTGATACCTCTCTTTTCAAGAGGCTCTACAAATCTTTCCCTTACTTGCGTTAGAGTGTTGAAGTTCACATACTTTCTTCTGTCCAAAAAATCGCCTAAGTGGACAATCTCTGTCACCCCATGCTCATCACAATATGGAAAAAACTGATTCTCGAAAAAATCAAGAGAGTAGTCAAGAAATATCTGCGAGTCATTTCTTGCACCGAAGTGGGTATCATTTATAAAAGGGACTTTCATTTACTCTCCAAAAAACTCATCTAACGTAGCGCCGCTTGAATCTTCCTGCTTCTTTTCTTTCTTCTTCTTTGACTTCGGCGTAAAGTTTTCTATGTCCGTCTCTGTGAGATTGAACTGTTGCTTTAGAGTTTTATCATCTTCCCATGTAGGGAAATGCTTGTAGAACTCAGATTGCTCGGCTACCTTATACTTCACATACATCTGCTTCTTTTCTTTTTGGATCCTGCGTAGGAACGCATAGTAGATCATTTGAGTGAAGTATGAAAATGGATTCTTAGATTTTTCGGGGTCAAAGTTATGAGCGTACATCAGGCAATTTTCAATACCATCACCGATCATCTCTTCTCTGTATTCGTAGTTGATGAAGTTAGGCTTGTATGATAGATGTTCTGCAATCTTCATGAAGCACTCTCCGATATACTCAGATACAGGAGGTCTAGATTCACCGAGATCGTCTGCTTCGATTACTTCTTTTTTCCATTCACACATCGCTTGGAAAAACTTCTCGTTATCCACATAATGTTCTTTCTTTGCTTTCGCCATGATATCACTTCCTTGTTTTTCATACTATACAACACCTCTGAAAAAAATCAACACAAAATGAAAAATTCGTCTATTGACACGTTCATTTTTTCGCTTATCTTATCTGTGTCTTGGGTCAGTAAGGGTATATGAATACTTTATGGTTCTGGATCCCAATCATCAAACTGGTTACCAAAGTCCCAGTCATCTCGTTTTGGGGGAGGACGTTTTTTCGGAGGAGAGGGCTTTTCTTTTCTTTGCTTCTTGAACTCTTCAAACTTCTCCATAAACGCATCCGTGTCAAAATCAACTTCATGGTTTTCATCGATACCCATGATACCGTTTGCTAGAAAATGGAAAAACATACCGGGACTCATGTTGAAAGATACATTTATACCGTCTGCATCCTGAAGCCTTTCCTCAATATCGTCTTGCGGACTAGGTGATTCATCCATCTCATCTAATTCTTCTCGGACGAGTCTTTCAATAAAGCCTTGTAGTTGTTCGGGATCATTTTGAATCTCTGCTGCGATGTCTTGAGCAACGTCTTCTTTTTCAAGAGCGAACTGATACTTTCTTACGAGTTCGATGTCGGGAGATACGGAAAGCAAAACGGCATCAGAGGGTAAAGTAACATTATTTTCGTTTGTGTTTTCGATCCAAGGTCTAATCACCTGAACCACACGAACACCCATTGGGCTAGGAATCGACATGTTTTGAACAACAAAGGGACGATGAAGCACTATTGACTTTTCGTTTTTGCTTCTAATCTCTGTGATTATGTCTAAGTTGTTTTTTAGTTTTATAAGTTGAATCATAGTGACTCCTAAACCTTTATTTTGATTGACCTGTAGTCAAAGCGTTCTGCATTGTATAATTTCATTCTCTCAAGAAAGTGTTTGAGTGTGTGATTTTTCCATGTTTTCCAACTCAAATTATCTCCGATGTCATACAGTCTAGCGAGTTCCTTATGCTCAGATTTACGCAGTTGTCTGCCTATACTTTGAAGAACTCGTATACGACTTTTAGATGGAGAAGCAAAAATAATATTGTGAAGTCTGCGGATGGAGATACCTGTGGAGAAAGTACCATAAGATGCCACAATGATTGCATTCTCATTTTCCTCCGCGATCTTTCGTATGCTTTCCCGATCCTGAACATCTGTCCCTCCATACACGAAGAACACCTGATGATCAGGACATACTTTCTCTATCAATTTATTTAGGTGTTTACCATGTTTCTCCACCAACTGAAATAGAATCAGCGTGTTTCCCTTGAGAGACTTTGCCATTTTTGCGATAAAATTATTTCTATCGTCATTTGTCACCAACCACTCCAGTTCCTCAAAGTATTTCATTCGAGCGTTTTGCTTTTTCACCTTATCATCATAGTCGAGCAGAATGCAATCAATACTTAGATTGGAAAGCAGTTTCATGTCCATGAGATTTTTGGTATCTGTTACTTTGTATACGGGACCAAACAAACCCTCGATTACTAGTTTATGTGTCAGGGTTCCGTCTAGTGTTCCGGTGGTTCCAACTCTGTACGGACAGTCCTTTAGTTTAGACATAATTCGTGTCAGGGATTTAGACTTGAACAAGTGACACTCATCTCCAAAGACCGCTCCATAATTATCAAAGTACTTTTCAGGCATCTTGTGTATACTCTGCCATGTGGAGATGATTACTCTTGCATCTGCAATCTTGTCCTGTCCTGCAAACACAACGTGACAATCTTTATCTGCCGTGAAGTTAGGATCATGAGTCGAGTACTCAGCAAAATCAGAATACATTTGAGTAACTAGAGATGTGGTAGGAACAACAATCAAAATCTTTTTGTCTTTCGGAAGAACCTCTAGACAGTGACGCACCAGAGCGTAGATCATCAGAGACTTACCGGATGCGGTAGGGGATAGCAACAGGCATCTTTTATTTTGCATCGCGTGATGCACACCCTCTACTTGGTGATCATGTGCGTTGATTTTTTGTCCACCCGCGATAGGCTGTAAATGATCATCGATGAATTTACGAACTTGCTCCACAGACATATCGTCTTTGGTGTCTAACTCAGAATCTATCTCAATTGTGTAGGATCTTTCCTCCGCGAAAGCCTTGACGTATTGAACAAGACCTGCGTAAAGAGTCTCAGAAAACATGTTGTAAAGTTTTATGGTTCCGTCCCACATCTTATTTTTGTATGCAGGCATAAACTGATACCCCGGAACCTTGAAGGTAAAGAACTCCGAAAGTTCTTTTGCAATGTGCCGTTCGCATGTAACACGAACACTTGCGGTATCAATTGGATTTACAACCAGATCACTCATACAAGTATTTATGGGTGAAAATCTTTACCGTCCACCCGGATGGTAATCTCTCCGATTTTACCCGACCAAAACAAACATCGGACACCTGCTTCGTGCATCATTTGGTGACCTATACGAACACTTTCAACCCATCGTTCGGGAACTATTTCCATATACTCTTTGTGACCAACTACGGTTTTTATGCCTGTTTGGATGATTGCTCTCGCACATGCGGAGCAAGCGTAAAAGGGACAATAGAGTGTAAGACCCTCTGGAGAGTATCCTGCACGAATCGCTTTGTATATTGTGTTTCGTTCCGCATGTTCTACAAAATGGTACTTCTCGTCCCCCCAACGCTCGTCTAAGACGTTTACACCCCTTGGAAATTCGTTTGGACACCCAGAGATCATACCCTGAGAATGATCAACCAAAACTGCTCCATTTTGAGTTCTGGGATCAGGTGACTTTTCTGCGATGTTGTATGCGTGCTTTAGATACACGCGATGCATCGGATCATTAGATTCCATTTACGAACTTTCTCCACTCAATCGCATTCTTGATGTCCCACTGCCTCGCTGTGATGGACTTTAGGGTTGCTTGTAGAAAATCTACCTTCTCCTCCTGAAACGCGATTCTATCGTACTCACGGGAAACTTCTGTGTCAGATTCGATGTACCTATC